GTCTCGGTGGATCCGAAATTTGCATCTGAATCCAATTCTGCAGATACCAAGGTATCTAGAAATTCAGGACCAAATGGTTTTACAACAACGTTATTCACTTGCATGCACTTCCATGCTAACCAGTAAATGTGTTCGATCTTTTGTTCTTCGCCAATCAGTCTAGGTAAACCTTTTCCAAACTGTTGTTCGAATGCAACAATAACTCTTGGAGTAAGTTTATAACTTGCTTCAAGACCATCAGTTGTTTTTACTTTAATTGCAAGACCGTCCATTGACGTCCCCCTTAGTGTTAGTTATGACTTGCTTATTGTACCAGATATTGGCCAAGATACGCTTGCAGTTGCAAGTTCTCCAACGGCTCCATTTAATGGTGTCCATTCAGACACTAGTGCAGAAAATGTATAAGTTGGAGATGATCCATTGATTGGTCTTACAGTCATTGAGACAGCGGTTCCAAGTGTTGGATAAATTGTTGCCTCGAGAGCTCCTGCAGCATAATCTTGGTTAAACTCAAGAGAAATGTTATTATCCGCCAAACCTGCAACTCGTGTCCTTGCTGTATTGCCAAAAGCAGTTGTTTCAACTACTTCGTATGTTGAGTTTAAGGTTACAGACGTTACATATGAGCTAATGTCTGTTGTTCCAAAAACTACTTGACAATTAGTAAGAACTATACGTGCCATGTTATGCAGTTGCCTTTGTTATTGCGCCGTCAATTGACCAAGTAACAGAAGCTGTTGCCAATTCACCAACTGCGCCATTTAGTGGTGTCCACTCAGAAACAAGTGCACTAAATGTGTATGACGGATTGTCAGTTGCAGTAGTTGCACCATTTGGCTTTACAACTACAGAAGTTGTTGATCCAAGCAGTGGGTAGATTGTTGCTTCTACACTTGAAGTTGCGTAATCTTGATGGAATTCAAGAGTTACTGAGTTATCAGCTAGTCCACCAATTCGTGTACGAGCTGCAGTTGAGCTAAATGCTGTAGTTTCTACAACATCTCGATTTGTTGTGAGTGTCACAGAAGCAATGTGATCTGAAAGATTCACACCATTTACTGTGATGTATGCGTTAGTTAGTACTAAACGGGCCATTATTCGTCGGCTCCTTTTTCTACTTCAGGTTTGGCTTGGACATTGCTTGGTGTTACATGCTTTGCTTCGATAAGTGCCTCGATGTTGCAATTAGCATCAAGCAATTCTTTTTCGGTGATAGTTTCACCTTTTCTTTTCTTTCCGACAACTAAAATGTCGGATGTGATTGTGTATGTCATGGTTCTCCTTATCCCCAGACCGTAACTTGATAACGATAGGACAAATATTCAATATCTGCAGCTTGGTAAACTCCAGATTGCGCAGAAGTAACTCGAAGAGTATCTACTGAACCATCTAATGTTCGATCTGCTTCAATTGCAGCTTTTATTGAATAGTCGCCAGATCCTGATAAATATTTGTCCAATTTGTCTTGACCTGTTCGTTCAGAGAATCTCTGGACAATCACTAATACGTCAATATTAGCCTGATCTAAACCTCTGGCATTGTTCAGATCAAAAGTAAGATCCAACTGACCAATTATGGCAGAAGGAGGTTGGGGATTATCTGGTACAAGATCATAAACTCTTAAACCATCAATTTCTTGTAAATTCTTTTTTAGACCATCTCTAACTTCACTAGGAATCATTAGTAGGCCAAACCATTCATCTTACGCATTGGTCTGATTAGCGCTTCAACGTCTGGATCTAATCTAGAAGTCAATCTAACTGTTCCCATATCAACAGAACCAGCAACTCCAAATGGAGATTGTTTTCTTACAAATAACCTAGATGCTTGCAATTTACATGCTGTCTGGATTTCATATGGAATGCTTGACCAACCCCAAATACCTTTGACTCGAAGAGTTTGTGGCAATTGTGCTGGAAAAATGTATGCGCCGATTGCAATTAAACGAGTATAAGGCCAACCTCTACGTGGATTGTTGATTGGTTCAACCATGTAATCTGAAGTAGTCCAAACTGTTTCCCAAGCCTGATCAAAATTGTCATCTGTGGCAACTTCTGTGATTGTAACAATATCATCGATATCACAAGTCCACCAATCTTTAGGCGTAAAATACCGAGATACAGGAGATGCTTGAGTTCCATCTTTGTAGAAAAATCTACCGCAATAGTCATCAATCATTCGACTGGCCGTCATAATGGCCACTTCAATGGCTAGATCATCGTTAATGTCATCGATTGCAAGTGCATTCTTGACATCCGACAACGTGCAATACGCATTCGTTAGTGCCACGTTCTATCCTTTTCTCGGGTTTCTCAATAACAGCTCGTTCTAATTTTGGCATTATAACTGCTGTTTGTCTTTTATTTTTGGTTCTTTTGATAGTCCACATGGTGTTCCTCGCTTAACCAATAATTTTTCTGATGTGGCAATATAGCGCCAGTGTGAACATAAATTGGAAAACCTAGTTGTCTAATACGTCTAGAAAATAGAAGATCTTCACTAATCCACTCACCATTGATTGGACCGTCCCAAAACCAACACCATTTGTCTCCTTGGTTTGGATCTGCAACTTCGCGCATCTTTTCTAATACACTTCTATGTATCAACATGCAACCAGTACCGCATGCTTCTATCTCAAATAGTGAATCTTTGTCATATTTATAAAGCGGTAGAAAACCTGCTTCTGATTCAGCAAATATGGCAGGAACTGGTTTTGGATATAAATTTTGATGTGCGTCAAATGCAGCAAATACTAAACCTGAAACAACTGGTCGATCTTTATCATGCGCTGCTTGTATAAGTTTATCAAAAGTTTGGACACTTAATTGTTCATCTGTGTCTATCATTAAAAGCCAATCAGATTTTGTATTATCTAGAAAGGCTTGTACTACTCGATTGCGTAATTTAGAAAGTAAACCTGATCCTTTTATTCTTACAAATGGACCTAATTTGTCATCTCTAACTTGCGCTAATTGGATCATGTTATATGCCCAAGCAGCGTTAACTGTACCTGGATCGCATGCACCAATTGAAACTTTATGCCCTGATTTCATACTTCCCCCTTAGAAGTGTAGAGCGGATAGATCGGGGGCATTCTACCCGCCCTACACATTTGTTTCTAAGCTACGCTTAGAATGTTGGTGCTGCTAGACCAGTTCCAGAAATAATGGAAGCTGCTGCAGGATAACGCTCTGCGGTAAACGCACCATATCCGTAAACTACAGTCTTGATTGTCAAGCTGCCAGGAGCAGTTGCATCGAAACGTAGTGAGAATGGTGTACCTGGTTGCTCCCAAAGGTGCATTTCGCGTGCATCAACCAAGTAAATTTCATCCTGGTTTGTTGCTGCGCCGTAGTTTGTTGCTACGTTTGCATCTGTGATGATTGGAAGACCAAGTAGTTGGTATCCGCTGTTTGCGTACTGTGCAACGCCTGCGCCAACGCCAATTGCATTCATTTGACCGTTTGCAGTTGGTACAACTACTGGACGACCTGCAGTATCAGTCGCAGCTAGCAAGAATGCTAGACGACGTGGGTGCATGATCCAGTGAGTTGGTGTTGTAAAGACATTGCTCTGAACTTGCTGAAGTGCATCAGCGAGTTTTGGATAGAGCAATGCAACTGTTGGAGTTGTTGCTGTGAATGTAATTGCATTTCCGCCAGAAGCACGGATACCCTTGAACTGACCATTATTTCCAGTTCCGTTAAGAACCTGTGCATCAAGAGTGGTGTGCCATGAACGGATCAAGTCTGCAAGAACGAATGCATCTACGCCGGTACCACGTTCGATAACCTGACGAGATAGATCTTGCTGACCTGCGATTGTGCGTACTGGAACAGTAAGCAATGTATCATCTGCATCGGTCTCAGATACAGAAGTATTCTGAGTCTCCTGAATTGCAGTTGATGTTCCAGTTGTCATGCGGCTGATGTTAAGTGTCATACCAGCATTTGGAAGTGTCATCTTATTTGTTGCAAAATCAGCAGTTGGACGGCCTGCGCGTGCGTATGGTGCAGCGAGATCTACCAAGTACTGTGGAACAACAAGACCGGTGAAGTTACCAGTGTCAACATCGCGACGCTCAATTGACTCTTCTTTCATGTGGCGTGCTAGACGCTCGTTAGCAGCAAAGTCGTTTAGGACCTGTGCGTTGAATGCATCCTTAACGAAGGAGTGACCTGCGTCTGGACGGTATGTGCGCTCTTCGCTGATGATCTTTACAGTTGCTGTTGATGGAGTTACAACTTCTGCAACTACCTTACGAGCTTCTGCAGCTTTTACATCAGCTTCGGCTTGCGCCTTTAGCTTTTCGATTTTCTCATCGAGTGAACGTGATTCAGCAACGAGGGCATCAACCTTCTCGGTTTCCTCAGCTGTTAGATCTGTACGGTCCTCTTTTGCAACTGCATCGAGAACTGCGTCCATTTCTGCCTTGACTGCATCACGGCGCTAGACTACTTTGTCAAGATATGACATTGAGTTTTGCTCCTTATGATTGTTGTAATCGAGGTGGTGGCGATGATGCTCACGGCGCTTACGGGTGTGAGAATCGCTCCGACTTCGTATCTGCTATTTTGGTAGCAGAATATTATTTTACTGTAGAGGCTATTGCTTTTGCAAGGCGAAGAGAAATTGTACGAGATGCCACTGGAAGTTCTTCGTCCATGATCTCTGCAACGTCTTCGTCCAATGTTTGTTCTTCCATAGGACCTTCTTCTTCAATTTCTTGCATTCCAAGAAGTTCTGCCATGACTTCG